AGGTACTTGCGAGTGTGGCGGAATGGCAGACGCACCAGACTTAGGATCTGGCGCCTCACGGCGTGAGGGTTCAAGTCCCTCCACTCGCACCAATGGGACAACCATCGCATTCAGCGGTGGTTGTCCTTTTTTATTGACCCCACAATGTCTGGTGCGTTTGACCCCTTTTTGACCCCGCGACGAAGCAAAATTAAACGAGGTCAATTAATTTATCCACGACTTGTTCTTCAATATCCGGCAAAACGTGACTATATGTGTCCATAGTCTGCTGAAAGGAAGAGTGGCCCAACCGCACCTGCACGACCTTGAAATGAACACCGGCTTTTAGCAATAGCGTTGCGTGGGTATGCCGTAACATATGGAAAGTAAGGTGGAAGCCTGCCAGCTTCCCATATTTATTGGCCGTATGACTGATATATTTTGGATCATATGGACGACCATCGCGCCGGCAGAACAATAACCCGTTATCCTCATAGTCTGATGCGGACATCCTGTTTTTGAGCGTCCACATGATTTGTCGTCTTAAAATGGCCATCGTCTTCGCATCGACGGAAATCGTACGCCGGGAAGCGGCGTTTTTTGTTGTTGGTGATATAACCGGCTTTCTATCGATGAGAAGAACCGTTTGATTGACAGAAATAGTAGATGCTTTTGTATTGACATCACGGATACGCAAGCCAAGTAGCTCAGAGCGCCTAAGGCCAGTGTGTAGGGCCACGTAGTATAGATTATAGTGGCAGGGGTTAGAAATGACGCCTAACAGGCGCTGAGCTTCATCTTTTGATAATGCTGATACCTGCGTTTTCTGCTTTTGCGGTAATTTGACACCACGCATGGGAGATACGGGCAATACTCCATCATTGACAGCCTGATTGAGTCCGATTCGGACAACAGCCAGCGCATACTGTACAGACCGATTACTATATCCGCGATCCAGTAAATCAGCAATCAATTTACGAAACATATGGGGCTGTAAATTGACCAGCTTGATTTTGGCCATGGTTGGCAGCACATACCTGCGCAACTGATATACGTATGATTCATATGTATCTGCCGCCAGCGTCGCTCTGGCGCCTCGTAGCCATATCGACAGCCATTGACCCAGGGTAATATTGTAATCGATGTTAGGCGCGGAATGGAGTGCATTTTTATATTGGTCCCGCCGCTGCTCGGCTTCCTTAATAGTTTTGCCATAAAAGTAATGCCGTTTACCATCAACAGTTAAAGATACCTTATAGCGGCCATCAGGTCGTTTTTTCATTTGTCATCATCACCTTATTATTCACGGCTTGCACACGCCACAAGGCTTATATCCTTCGGCGATGGCTTCATCACGGGATTCAATGGGTACGAAGTTTTCAGGATGCTTGATGGTACGGCAGTCGGTATAGTGGAATTTCATGGAACGGGGATTGCCCAGGTAGTCGGCGGCAAAGGCTGTACCGACTGAGGACAATACGCAGATCATAGCCAGGGCCAGAGTAAGTTTCTTCATCATAGGATTCATCCTTTCTTTTATTTTTTCTTCAGTTGGTTTTTCTTTCATTGTTACCTGGGGATAATTTGTCCCTATGTAGTTACCGAGTTCTGTATATATCTTTTGAATATCTGTTGAAAAACACATATATTTCGCAAGATAAATCATTGCTATTTAGTATCTTGTGGACATCTGTACCTTTTTATACAACATAAAAGGCCTTGCATCTCTAAGGATACAAGGCCTTTTTGCTTTAGGTGTGGGGTTTCACCACAATGTCCTAATTTTAGGTGCGGGTAACCGCTGTGTTTTATATCCTTATGATACATTAGCTTGAATTGGTTGTCAAGGTTGGTTTGTAAATAGTTCGATAATTTTCTTATCAATGCGATTTAGACCATCGTTTGATAGTTTCAGCCCAAACAAGATGTCATATTTATCCGTGGGATCTAAAACACGCATTTTACTTACGGTCCGTATTTGATTAACGACGGCAATGCTACCATGCTTTAAAACCGATAACTTCTTCTTTGTTTTTAACAACAATTGTTCTTTTTGGTTTAAATCATCAAGTTTAGAGAAAAATTCCTTTTTATTTTCTTCACTGTTGATATGGTCAACAGCCTCTTTGAGTAGATTTATTTCCGTCGGAATGGAAATCTTTAATGATTCAAATTTCGCTTGGATTTTGAAGTATAATTCTTCACCAAGATATGCTTCTGATGGATGCAATTTTGACAGGTCTTTGGAATTTTTTAAAGAGGATAGCGGAACTATTACTAGATTAGGGTTACGCCGGTTGCTGTTTTGCAAAACAATACCATAATGCAGGCCTCCAAGCTCTGATCCGAGATTGAAGCCTAGGTTTAAGTTTACAATATTTCCCCGTTTAAAGTCAGGGTAGTATTTTGGATTAAAGGTGGTTTCGTTTTTGATGTAGTTTTTGTAATCACGTAGCCAATAATATAATAAAGCCGCCTTTTTATAGGTGTCTTCACCTGATGACAAATTCGTGAATAATTGTTGAAAATCGCTCAACAGGTTTTGCACCTTTATATCAAGAGATTGTTTATTTTGAATGTCTTTAAGGTCCATAATGAAAATCACCTCTTGTAACAATATATATCAGCAATGGCGAAAACGGATTATTTAGTTATTTGATGATTACAGATTTGCTTTATCGCTTTTCTTTTGTTTGATTCCAGAGAAAATGTAGAAAATAGCGAAAATAATGAACAGGCCGCCCCAAATAGACAAGTCTTTATAGACATCCGAATTGGCGACCCCTAACAGACCAGACAGGCCATAAACAACGCCTGCGACGATGGAGCCCGTTGCGTTTTTGCGGCAGACGATAGCGATGATGCCGGCGATGACGACCATAAAGGCTACGACTAAGCCGACACTGCCACCAGCATCAGAGCTGGCATTGACGGAATTAACGAATCCTGCAGCACAGGACTGGAAAAGAATGATGAAAAACAAAATGAATGAAACAATACCAATGATTAAACGAGCATTTTTCAATTTACTCACTCCTCCATCCGTTCCGCCATATTGCTGATTTTCAAATAGGTAATTGTAGGAAGTTACTTGAGGTTGCTCTGCATTTTACTATCTACAGCACCATCTTTAAAAGATATCTGCAAGAAGCCACCCTTTGGGTTATGCCAATGGAATATCTTTTGATCGCTGTTGAATAGTTTAGTTTCGGAAGAAAGACAGCCGTCAAACCCCAAGATTCCTTTCACATCATCATAGGACATGCCGGTTTGGATTTGGTTGAACTTATCCATCGTGACTTCCTTGCCTTTAGGAGCTTTGGATGTTGTACCGATTATTTGCTTAGACTTTAAAACACCATTTTGGAAATGCAAAGATACATTGATACCTTTTGGGCCGTCCCATTTATATGATTCGGATTTCAGATTACCTGTATCTGAAGATTGAGTTTGTTGCCCATCACTGCCCATAATGGCTTTAGCTTCATCATAAGAAATACCCATTTGGATGCTCACGAATTTATTGTAGTATTCTTGAGCTTCAGAAGCCTTCTGTTCTTGTTTAGGCTGATTATTGCCAGATCCGGAAGTGTTGTTACTCCCACATCCGCCAACAGAAACGGCGGCCAATATGGCACAAAGGGAAGCGGCTACTAACATTGATTTTTTCATACAATCAGTCCTTTCTAAAATTTTCGCCTCATTTCCACGACCTTGCCGATGATTTGTATAGGAAGGTTTTGGATATCTTTGTTTGAATAAAATTGAGGGGTATAGATGGCGGCATTATGGCCAATGAGAGTGATGCCGGCCGGGCTTTCTTTTATTTCCTTTACGGTGGCATCGTTACCGTTTACAAGGACAATGGCAATGTCGCCACTATCGACAGTGGATTGTTTCTTGACGATGACGATATCCCCATCACGGAGTGTCGGTTCCATCGAGGACCCTTTGACCTGGAGCGCAAAATAATCGCCAGTAGCGGCCATTTCCGGAGTGATTTCCTCATAATCAAGAATCTCCTGGACGGCATCAATAGGAACACCAGCGACGACACGACCCAGAACAGGAATTTTAACGCCTTTTTTAGCGGCATTTGCTTTCATTACGTCATTACCCAGAAGATAATCAACGGACACATTAAAAATGATTGCTAGTTTACGTAGCGTATCCGGAGGTGGAGTCCGTTTATTATTTTCGTATTGAGTATATGACACACGATTTATACATAATAAGGCGGCCAATTCTCGCTGGGTTTTGCCAGATTGTTCGCGCAGGGCTCTTAGTCTATCACCGAGAGTATTACCCATTGTGCATCATCTCTTTCTTTTAGTGTATAGTTACATTATACGTAACTAAGAGTAACAATGAAAGAGGTAGTAACAAAATGAATCTAATAATATTGACAAGTAACGAAAAGTTACGTATAATATGAGTAACAAAAAGTTACTAAATATCATGGGAAGAAGGTGAAACTATGGTTAACAAGTTACTGGAAGAAAAAAGAACTGAGTTAAAAATGACGCAAGAGGAAGTAGCGGGCAAAGCCGGAATTACACGGGCGTACTATAGCATGATTGAAGCAGGGAAAAAAACGCCATCGCCGAAAATCGCCCAAAGAATCGCCAATATTTTTAATATTGAATGGACTATTTTTTACACATGTAAGTAACAAATAGTTACACATAGAGGGAGAAAATGAAACATTACAACGAATACGTAGACAGCCGTGGCTGGCATTATCGAGCTATGCCGCTTATCGGCGGTCAACCATACGCACCTTGCTATCAGCGTACACCCGGTGGCGGTTGGCATCGGATGAAACAGATGATGTTGCGCATGACATTGGCCGAAGCCAAACAAGATCTTGATGAATATGCAGCCAAGAAAGGTTGGACGGGATTAACGAATTATATGGGAGGAAACCCATAATGGACAGCATGACAACAATTAAGGTACTTCGACAAGAAGTATATGACGCGGCGTACAGGTATTACATGGACCTTCGCCTCAATCCCTCTAAAACGCCAAATACGTACTTCATATATGCCGGAGTAGAAAGACTAGCCAAAAGCATACTTAGAGGGGGGAGCCGCCATACCTATCCGGATATGGCTGATGACTGGCTGGACCATATCGAACAAAAGGCCAAGCAAGACGTATACTGTTTGAATTGGCCGCATTAAGGGCTGGGGATATTATGAGAAAACTAATAATGGAAAATACTCGGGACTGCACTGGAACCATGGTAACGCAGTTCAAGAGCCCGAAAGGTGGAAACCTGACCTTCGTGGACATTCATAATTACCTGGTCCGTACATTTGGTGGCGGTGTATATTTGGCCGTCATAAACGCAAACGACGGAGAGATTGTAGATAAAATCGACGTCATAGACGCGTATGATGCCAGCGACATGGAACGTTTCCTTTGATGTTCAGTTTCATTATAGCGGAAAGGGGATGGATGAACATGAGTAAAAGGTTCGGGATTGAAATAAAAAGAGCCCGTAAAGGTGCAGGCTTCACGCAGGAGCAGGCAGCGGAAGCACTAAATGTTTCCGTGCGAACGTATGCCAAATACGAAGGTGGCGAAATCCTACCGTGCGATGACATGGTAGCAGCCATGATGCAGGTTTTCGATAATCCTTGCCTGGGATATACCTATCTCTCGCAGGAATCGGAAGTCGGCCGGCTGATTCTGCCGAAAATCGGCAAACTGCCAGGCGTTGCGGCCGGAGCCATGCAATACCATATCGCCTTGGCAGAAGCCAGCAGCGACTCGATGAAGCTGGAGAAAATCTGCTGTGACGACAAAATCGACGCATACGAAGCCTTAGCCATACAGCCGCTCATCGACAAGATCTTTGAATTAGCCGGACGAGGATTGACGCTTTGGCTCACATGTCCGAAACGGACACAAAAAAAGAACCGCCCGGCGGCAACCGAACGGCTCTAAAGGAAAAAAGTTGATAGCTACATTATAGCACGACAAATGAAGGAAGGGAAGAAGATGGAACGAAGGGCAATGGAAAAGATGAAACTGTGCGACCAGCTCACGTGGAATCGAAAAGAGCTGGCACAGGTAACAGGGAGAAGCCAGGAAATCGTGGATAAATGGATCTACGAAGGTGCGCCGTGCATTAAAGAAGGGCACACCTACGTATTTGAAAGGACAAGCATTATAGCCTGGCTTCGTGAACGGGCAATCAACCGGATTGGAATGACCAGGAAGAACGTCGTATATGACGACATCTTCCCAGGCATTGAATTAGCGTGAAAGGGATGAAAGCAATGAGAAGGAAACGACACGTAGGAAGGTTTTTAGTGGCTCTGGCCGTGGCTTGCAGTGTGGGGTTGTATGTAGGTCATTCACTCTGCGAAACCGTAAGAGCTCAGGAAAATGCTCAAGTCCACATCGTGGACCAGGGAGAAACATTGTGGGAAATCGCCGGACCTATTGCGGATGAACGTGGAATGGATATCCGCGAAGTCATCTATGAAATCAGCGTGAATAACGATATCAATAGCACGGACGACATCCGCCCCGGGCAGCGGTTAGTCATTAATTTCTGAAAGGCAGGTGAAAATCATGAAATTCGGAAGGTTTAAACCTGATGAAGAAGAAACAGAACACATTAGATGACAGCGAAGTGGCCGAAAAGCTGAAGGCCATAGAAGCATTGCCAGCTTGGCACAAAAGGAAGAAAAGGAGGCATGCTTGATGAAATGGGTAGACACACGCTATGAATTACCGGCCCCGCATCGCAGGGTACTTGTCGCAATGAACGTAGGCACAGACTGGGAATTTGTTGCAATAGGAACGTTCTGTATGGATCATTGGATTGTAGACGGGGAAATCCGCCTTGTCACAATGCAAGAGGTACAGTATTGGGCGCCGATAGCATCGACGCCAAGGAGGGGAAAATAACGTGAATATTATGCCGGTTGACGAAGCCTATGAAAAAATACTCTGCTGTGCTATGCGCTATGCCCTGGGACGGCGAACACACATCGTCTATGAAGTCGCCGACTATATCAAGAAGGTGTTGCCGGCACTGAGCCTGGACACGTTGATGATCCTGCAGCAGGATATCGAAAACCAACACGGCTTCGGCGATGAACTGGATGAAAAACGGTGGATGATGTTATACGTCGATATCCTCAACGAAATCAAAAAGAAATACGCCTGTGAAATGAGGGAATAGCCATGAAAAAACAGGATGAAAGCAAGTGGTTCCGGCGGATGCAGAACCGTAACGTCCATCAAGACATTGCCCAGGCGGCCATCAAGCTGGCGACTAAAGAAATCCATGCCGGACACTGGCACGGGTACGCCGAGGAAATGTATTACAAAGATGGCTTTCCCTGCATCCGCTGGCAAGACGGTCATTGCGCTCATTACAATATCGTCAAAGGGACGGTATACTAATGGACCCGTGTCCGCTATGCGGCCAGCCGACACACAGTTGGATCTATTGCCGCAAATATAAAAGGGACATCTGCCAGGACCACTGCGAAGATTGTCCGTGGTTCATGGGGAAGATGTTATGGAGTTGCCGCTATTCAGAGAGGAAGAAAACACATGAAAATCGCTATTTACAACCTAAAAGGGGGCGTCGGTAAGACGGTAACGACGGCGAACCTGGCCCACCTTTACGCTACACAACGGACGCATCACGTGCCCGGCAGTCATCGCGGCCAGGCACCGCAAGTACTCATGATTGACTGTGACCCGCAAGGAAATCTGACACAGTTCTACAAACGTTACGACCAGTCAGCTCCGTGTGGGATGCGGGAAAAAGAAATCATCGGAACGGACTGGCCGTTCCTGTCGCTCATGCCTGGAAACATGGATTTGTATGAACTGGAACGCAGCTATTACGAAAGCAAGACCGTAGACGCCTTGGACAATCTGGATAAGGGCTATGATGTCGTCCTTATCGACTGCCCGCCAGCGCTGAATATGTTAACCATCAATGCCTTGAGTATCGCTGATTATATCGTTATCCCAGTACGGTTGGATGCTTTTTCCAGCCAGGGACTGGTAGAACTCGACACCCAGCTACAAGACGTCCTGCAAATCAATCCGGGGCTTCAACTGCTGGGCGTGCTCATCACGCACGATGAAAGGACTACGCTGAGTGATGAAGCGGAACGACTGCTAAGGGCTAAATTTCCAGTATTTGATACGAAAATCAGCCGGAGCCGCTGGATCATCGACAGCACATTGATGTGCAAGCCGCTGGCCGAGCTGAGCATGACCCTCAAGCCAGCATGGCAATATCGAAAATTAGCCAATGAAATCATAAAGAAGGTGAAAGAATGAGCTTAATGGAAAACATGGGACTCGTCAACAAAGACAAAGACCGGACTATCAAGCAGATTCCGGTCAACCTGCTCGTAGAGAATCCGGATAACTTCTATATCGTCGGCGATGTAGAAGAATTAAAGAACTCGATTATCGCCGCCGGCGGAGTCCGTCAGAACTTGATTGTCGAACCGATGAAAGACGGACGGTACATGATTGTATCCGGCCATCGCCGCTGCAAGGCCGTCAGAGAGTTGCTTAAGGAACATGCTGTCGGCATCCCGAATACCGTGCCGTGTGATATTTCCACGGACCACTACGGCAACCAACTGCTGCTGATCGACACGAACAGCACGTCGAGAGACTTGACCGCCTGGGAACGAGTCGAACAGTATAAACAGCTCAACAGTCTGTTTAAATACGGCGTCATGACCGGGAAAATCACAGGCCGCAAGCGCGATGCCATCGCTAAGACACTGCACGAAAGCAAGACCAACATTGCCAGGTACTCGGCCATCTCGAATAACCTGCGTAAGTACTACGAAGACTGGATGAAAAGCGGCAAGCTTGGCATCTCGGCAGCCTATGAGCTGTCGAAGCTGACGCCGGATATGCAAAAAGAATTCTATGAGCAGCATAAAGACGACACGGAAATCACGCTGAAAGCCATCGAAGTCTTCATCGCGCCCGTGGCGGGACCGGAAAAGACAGAACCCGTCTATTATCCAGAGACGCAGGGAGAAACGCCGGCAACACACAAAGTAACGCACGAAACGCATGGAACGCAAAATGATGCGTTGCATTTAGAAGAAGACGAAAAGCCAGAAGAAACGCTGCCGGAAGAAGCGGATGAAGAAATAGAACTGGACGAAGAACCAGAAACAGAACCGGAAGATAAAGATATCCGGGAAGCGGTCCTTTATGTTGTTGACCAATACAGAAAAATGAGGTCACCAATGAAATACCTGGTCACACCCAAAAATGAAATATTTAGCACAACATGCCGCCACAGCATCGGCATCGTCGGCGGCGATAACAAGGATATCTTCGATGGAGACGTCATCGAAATCGACATGGGCAAGCCAAGCTATGCAATCGTCATCTATGAGCCGGACCGCTGCCGCTATGAGATGGCCATGCTGGAAGCAAATAATTTAACCGGGAAGGTCAAGTTCCCGGTATTGCCACAGGTAGGCTTCGGAGCCATTATGAACCGCACATCGATAAAACGGCTCGGCAACCTATGCATACCAGGAGAAGCAGAGCAAATAGTACATACTATCATCAAATATGTAGAAAGGAGCACGAAAGATGCGGACGAAAGTGCAGAACCTAACCATCGGTAATAATGCCGGCGAAACGACGACGGCCACGCTGGTCTTTATGGCCTTACATGATAATTACGGATTCAGCAAGACTCGGATGGAACGGATAAAAAAGAAGTGTAATGAATACAATCATCAATCCCTGGAAAAGGATCCAGATTTCACAGGCAGCGAATTTATTACCATGAGGACCAAAATGGAACGGCTTGGCGTCGATGAACGGCTGGAACGCGACTTCATTAGCTGGATTGTTTCGGGCCTGGGCATGAAGGGGAAAGAACAGCGAAGAGCCGCTATGGCCAGCATCGAAGCCAGCTACATCTATCTATTCCTGGCTATTCACGAGTTATTCGGCTTCGGGGCGCAGCGGCTCAAAGCCATTCAGCAGAAAATCAAATTTTACGCCGGCTGTATCCGCGAAGGCGAGCCGGGGATTGAAGAATTTATGAAATGCATGGCCGTTGAATGTGGCCAGGTATATCCAGGGCTGATTGCCTGTGAAGAAAAATACGGAGAAGTAAAGATTTACGGATAAGGGGTGGAAATATGATTTGTCCTTGCTGTGGCCGGGAATTCCGGGCCAAGGGAAATGAAAAGTATTGCGAATCATGCCGGCATCGCATCTTAGATGAATATACCAAGTGGCGGCGTATGAAGACGAGAAAGAAACTAAAGAAGTGTATCATATGTGGACGACCGATGGAACACTACACATCGCCATATGTGTGCAGCCGTGAATGTGGGAATATTGCCAAGAATATCTTGAATACAGAAAAAAAGCGGCTGTCACGGCAGGCGAATAAGCAGTGGAAGGAAAAAATGTGCTATGGGAATGGGGATGAAAAGCCCGTACCCCGGCGCAAACTCAAGAAGCCGTTATCGCCATTGGGACTCGATATTGAACAGGCGAAACTTCACCACATGGACTATCCGACATGGATGAACAGCAAAGAACGGAAGGAATGGAAAGCACAATGCACGTAACAGATTATGAACTCAGGGCTATAGTATGGCGGGGTATGATTATCATCAGTCTTTTATTTTGGGGCGGATTTATTTATATTCTGGCCCACATCTTAAATTAAAAATGGACAATGGAAACGTTCATTTCGAGCGTCTCCATTTTTCCATATATATGTATATAAAGGAAGTGATGGGCCACAGGCCCATTGGGGCTTGTAGTAGGCGTTATATTTAGTGCCACCTGGAAAGGAAGTGAGACCATGGGGTTTGTTCGTAATGTGAAATATTTCTGCGGAAAAAGATATTTTGAAACGGATTTGTTTGAAGTTCCCGATATGGGGAAACGTGGAAAGAAGATGAGAGAAAAGAAAGTCAACCTGTCTTCGCCGGATCAAGTACGCCGAAATAAAAAGAAGGCATTGCGAACATTCTGCCAGAAAGTAAAAACGAATTTCACGGGAGACGATGTTTATTTGACATTGACCTATGACACGCTGCACAAACGGGACAACGTAAAGAATGCCAAGAAAGACTTCCATAATTTCATCAAGCGCGTGAACCGTCGGCGTAAAAAAGCGGGGCTTCCCTCGGCAAAGTATATGGGAGCCATCGAACGAAAGGGGACGAATATTCATTTTCACCTGATTATTAGCGGAGGCCTGGACCGTAATGAGCTGGAAGACGTTTGGGGTAATGGCCTGAGCAATGCCAGCCGGTTGCGGATAGACGATGCGGAATTGATGCAGCGGCTCTGCCAATACATCATGAAGGAAGCCCGCAACAAAGAGAAATTTGAGAACACATATATTTGTTCTCGAAATCTGGAAAACCCGAAGGTCACGAAAACAGACTGGGCGTTTACGCATCGCAAGCTGGAAGAACTGGCCGGACAGACCGACTGCCGGGACGTATGGGAGAAATTATATCCTGGCTATGAATTCATCGAAGCCAGCAGTACGTTCAATGAATTGACGGGCTGGCATATCACGGTAAAAATGACGAGGAGGGATAGCGACGTATATTGCAAAAACGAAAAGGGTACGCCTCCGGGGAGTCAAGCTAAAACGGCTCAACGACAGCGTACACGAAAGAGACGGGTATAAGTGCATCGTCTGCGGGAGATACATCGACGACGGGGAAAAGATGCACCATGAGCCGTGCGGGATTTATAAATCAGACGAAATCAACAAAACCGTCACGCTTTGTGAGCGATGCCATTATGAACGCCATCACGGGGCCAGGGCGGCAGAAATACGAACGAAGTGCGTTGCCTACTTACGAACCCTTTACGGGGATGCAGGCGCGCGCAAGGAATAGGAGGTGAGACGATGGAAGTGCATATCAGCATTACCGGGGACGACGAATCCGTGAAAAAAGTTCTGGACATTTTGACGGGCGGCCGCATCGTGGACAATCTGGAAACGACAGTGAAGCCCAAGAAGCATGCAGGACGACCGAAGAAGCATATAGAGAAAGATATTGACATGAACGAAGTGTCGGAAAAGATTTTCGGAAAGTAGGCGAGGCGAATGAACAGTGAACACTACCAAGACCCGACAGCGGAAAAAGCAATCAGCCGGGTTGAGAAGAAGCGGCAGGAGAAGCGGAAGAACCGCAGGTATCGTATACGCCGGATGCTGTTGAAGCGGGCACTGGAAGAGATTGCGACTATCTGCGGATTCAAGGTGCACATTACGTTCATCGAAAGCAAGGTGAAGTTATGATTATCAACAAGATTCACGTGAGCAGTAATGTTGTCCGAATCGGATACATCGAAAACGAAAAAGAAGTGCCGCGGGAATATACGCTGAAAAGCAAAGAACTGGCCCGGCCAGAATTATACAAGGCCATGGAAAATATTTTTCACGTCATGGCCAATGTGGATACCTGCTTTGCCGCGGTATGCGACGGGGAGATTGAAGACATCGTAATTAAATACAATCGGGACAACAGCGTAGATAATTACGTATTAACTGGAGCGATGCACGGTGATGACGGATTAGTCGCTACATTCAAGACGGAAAAGATTTATGCTAGAGCTTGGATGGAGCTGGACAATGCCGTGCGAAGCGCCATGAAGGAAGCGGAATTATTCATCCAGGGAAAACGGGCGCAGATGACGCTGGACATTGAAGCGGAAACGCCGGCACAGAAATTAAAGGGAGGGGTAGCGTGACAAGCACAGAGTATCTCAAACTGGTCTATGAGTCGGAAGAAAAAGCCAACATGCTGCTGAAAGAAATCAGTCAGATCCAACACGACTTGCTGGCATTGAATGCCATTGATTATGAAAAGCCGCGAGTCAGCGGCGGGAACGGGCGGAATGCGATGGAAGACCGGATTATCGGGTTTCTGGATAAGCGCGACAAAATGTTACGTGAATACCTTCAGACCGTAAACCGCCCGTGGGAATTCAAGAAGCTCGTCGAATGTATGGACGATGAGCGGATGCAGGCGATAATGAAGCGGCATTATTTGTGGCACGAAACCTGGGAAAAAGCCTGCGAAGGAATCTGCTCAGACAGCTGGCTTCGGCGCAAGGAAAACGGACTGCGTGCCCAGGCGCTGGAAGAATTCGACAAAATCTTCAAAAAAAAATAAAATTAGTTCATGCTAGTTCATGGTAGTTCAGGTTGGACCTGTGGTATAGTGTATATGTGAAGCAATGGGAATGGCATAGAGCACATGATTGTTTTCACCCCTCAAGAATAGATAGACACGCAAGGAGCAGCACCCCGTCCACATAGACGGGGTGTTGTACTACCCGGACAGCAGTCATGCGCCACGGGTCAATGCACAGGATGTACCTTGCCTGTATGCTGTGCGCATTGGAGACGCTGGATACAAAACAGAAAGGTTTTGCGAAGGTTTCTGGTCAACTTGAGGAAAATAAGATTTTTGATTCGATGAGTCCGGAAATTTTTATTTCTGGATTTTTTTTGACTAGGTTCTTCTGGGTTAACAAAAGCCTTGCGCGACCGCGGCGCCCGAAAGAAAACTAGATTTTAGTAAAATTTTGCCCTTAATTTATATTTTCATATATTTTCAAATGGTTTTATGTGAAGCGGGGGTATGATTTATTTATATAGCTCATGCGTTCGCAGAAACAAACCAAAATGTTAAGTCAGAGAGGAGGGAGGGCGTCATGAAAGTACGCGGGAAAGCCCGTGAAATCACGGTTACTCAGCGTTCGCTGGCCGACGCAATCGGCTTAACCCCTCCTAGAATCTCTCAGTTAATCCAGGAAGGCGTCGTCATTCGCGATGAAAAAGACAAGAGCGGCGGCGTCTTTTTGGTACAATCCATCCTCAATTACAAAGACGCCACCAAAGGAAGCGGCGGCGATGAAGACATAGACTACATGACTGAAAAGGCCCGGCATGAAAAAACGAAGCGGGAAATCGCTGAATTGCGCCTGGCCAAAATGGAACACCGCGTATACAGTGCCAAAACGGTCGAATTAGTCATGACGGAAATGTTGTCTAACTTGAGGACGCAGCTGTTAGGACTGCCGACAAAGTTGGCGCCACAGATGGAAGGGAAAACCAAAGAAGAAATTTATGTCAGATTGACGAAAGAATTGGAAGAAAAGCTATCTGAGCTGAGTGAATATAGCCCGGATCTCTTCACCGATGAGGAAGTAGAAGAGGAGGACGAGCCATGAAGTCAGCGAAAGAATTGTGGCAATATATTTCCCGACACGGCTTGAAACCGCTGCCGAAGACGTCTGTCAGCGAATGGGCTGATACGTATCGCTATTTGTCGGCCGGTGTTTCGTCAGAGCCGGGCAAATGGCGGACAGAACGGGCCGAGTATCAACGGGCCATCATGGATGCCTTCACAGAACCCGGCGTACATCGCGTCGTCGTCAAGTCGGCGGCACAGATTGGCAAATCAGACATCATGAACAACGTCATCGGCCGCTTTGCCCACCTGGACCCGGCTTCCATCATGATGATACAGCCGACAGTAGACATGGCCCAGGATTATTCCAAATCACGTATCGCTCCCATGATCCGTGATACGCCCGTATTGAGTTCGTTGTTCTACGATGTGAAGCGGGCCGGGGATAAGACGGCTAAAACCAGGGATGGAAACAACACGATTCTGTCAAAATTCTTCCCAGGCGGCCGACTGGTCATGTGTGGAGCTAACAGTCCGGCCGGACTGGCCAGCCGTCCAATACGGATTCTGCTGGCCGACGAGGTGGACCGGTTTCCCGATTCGGCTGGCACCGAAGGCGACCCGGTAGACCTGGCAGCCAAACGAATGACGACATTCTGGAACCGGGTCATGGGGCTGTTTTCGACGCCGACAACCGAGGGAAGCAGCCGGATTGATGCGGAATACATCGCCGGCACACAAGAGGAATGGCAGCATCAATGCCCTAATTGCGGGGAATGGCATCTGCTCCGGTATCTCGACATGGAAACCGATGCAGAGACCTACAAAGATGACCGGGGCGAACGTCATGCTATCGTACATCACGTGAAATGGAGATGCCCGGCATGTGGTTATGAATTCACGGAACGGCAAATGAAGAACGCTGTTCAAGGCTATCGAGCACAGAATCCAAAGGCCAGGTCGAATGGTATCCGTTCCTTTTTCATCAATGCCTTCACCTCTCCCTGGACCAGCTGGAATGAAATTATGCGGGAATGGCTGGAAGCCAAAGGGGACCCGACACGCGAACAGGTTGTTGTAAACACGCGGTTCGGCGAAAGCTATCGACAGCCAGGGGCATTCGATGATGAAACAATCTTCGTCAGGCGCCGCGAATCGTATGGAGCAGAGTTGCCAGATGGCGTGCTGTTATTGACAGCAGCCGTCGACACGCAGGACAACCGACTGGAATATGAAGTATGCGGCTGGGGTGCCGGTGAAGAGTCGTGGGGTATCCGCAAGGGCGTTATTTTAGGCCGTCCAGACCAGGAATCAACCTGGGAAGAATTGGATACCATCCTTGAACACGTGTACCGCTTCAAAAACGGGACCGGGCTGAAAATCGTCCGTACCTTCATCGACTCTGGCGGCCATTATACCGGTCATGTCTATCGCTATTGTGAAGCGAATTTTACCAAACAGCGTTTCGCTATCAAAGGTTACAGCAACATGCCGGGCATTCCACTGAACTACAAAATCGGGAAGGCTTCGGGGACGCCGATACCGCTAGTCATCCTCGGCGTCGACGACGGCAAGCAGCAGGTCATGAACCGCCTGGCCATCAAAGCCCCAGGGCCTCAATACATGCATTTCCCGTTGAATGAAAACAGCGACGGCCTGGATAACCGGGGATACGACGAACTCTATTTCAAGGGACTTATATCTGAACATAAGACGAAAGTCAAGAAAAATGGAGTTATCCGTGAGGTATGGCAGACGACAACAGGTGTCCGAAACGAACCTCTGGATCTTCGTGTCTACAACCTGGGATGCATGTTGTCGGTCAATCCGCAATGGGATGAACTGCAAACTATCATGAAACAGCCGGCGCAGGAAGCGGCTGTCAGAAAAGAACCACCTAAGCCCGCAAGGAAAAGACGGGTCAGCAAACAGACGAACATTTGGTAGGAGGCACCATGAGTAAACTGCAAAATGAACGACTGGCCCGGTATGTAGAAGCCGAGAAGGCCGTTTTGATGGGACAGTCGTATACCATCGGGAACCGGACCATGACAAGGGCGGACTTGTCCAGCATCCGCGTCGCCATCGACAACCTGGTTGCCAGCGGGGCGACGCTGGACGACAGCGAAACGCCAGGGAAAGGGCGCGGGAAGCGCATTGTATTTTTCGATTAAGGAGGGCCGACCATGGCAAAACGAAATAAACGGTCACGACAAAAGGCGCGGACGCCGACAATCCAGAACAGCGGTTATTCAAACGGCGGGGCTTCGCACGAAAGCAATATTCTAAAAGCCTACAATCCGCGAAAATATTCCGCAAAATCAGACGTAAACGCCAATCTGTATACGTTGCGCAACCGCAGCGCCGACCAGTCCATCAATACGCCCATCGGGGCAGCGGCGATCATGACCAGTTCACTGCACACCATCGGGGCGGGGTTGCATCTGTTTCCGCGCCCCAAGTACAAGCTGTTAGGGATGACGGCCGATGAGTCCCGGGAATGGTCACGCCATGTAGCCCAGGAATTCGACCTGTGGGCCAGCTCGACACAGTGCGATCTGACGAGGCGCAATAATTTTTACGACATGCAGGACATCAACTACACGGGCTATCTCGTGGATGGCGATGCCTTTTGCCTGTTCAAGCGCCGACCGCCGACAGCGGATATGCCGTACAGCTTGCGCCTGCAACTCCTGGAAGGCAACCGGGTAAGTAATCCCTATGGTCGGGACTACTATGGCATTACCGGGCCGTATGCCGTCGAAATGACGGCGCCCACACCGGGGAACAAGATCATATCCGGCGTAGAAATCGACCCGGATGGAGCCGTCGCCGCCTATTGGGTATCGAATAAAGTACCTGGCGACCCGGTAGATATAGGGACGATTGCCACCTGGACCCGCGTCAAAGCATGGGGCGACATTTGCGGCATGCCAAACATCATACAGACCAGCAATGACCAGCGGCCGGAACAATATCGGGGAGCGCCGTATTTATCCCCTGTCATTGAGACGCTGAAACAAGTCAGCCGTTATACGACGGCCGAGCTGACAGCTGCCATTGTCAAGTCCTTTTTCTCGCTATTTTTCACAGAGTCCCAGACATCTGGAGGCACATTAAATGACTTCATCGGCAAGACCATTGACCCCCAGGGCGGCCCCGTCATCGACCCGGATGAATACGCATTAGGGCCTGGAACCATCAATGCCCTGCCCCGTGGTGTCGATGTCAAAAGCGTCGATGCGTCGCGCAGCATGTCAACGTTCGACGCCTTCACGACGAAGCTGTTGGAAATGGTCGGCAGCGCCATCGGCCAGCCTTACGAAGTCCTGATGAAGCATTTCACGTCATCCTATTCGGCCTCCCGTGCCGCCATGCTGCAGGCGTGGGAAGAATATAAGCGCCGGCGCATTTGGTTCGCCCGCGATTTCTGCCAGCCTGTCTATGAAATGTGGCTGGCCGAAGCCATTGCCATCGGCCGCGTCAAAGCACCGGGATTCTTCACGGATCCATTGATTCGGAAATGTTGGTGCAACGCCGATTGGTACGGACCGACCATGACGATACTTGACCCGGTAAAAGACGTCAATGGCAGTGCCTTGCGGACGACATACGGCTTGAGCACGCGAGAACGAGAAGCGGCCGAACTGACAGGCACGGACCTGGAAGAAAACCTGGAACAGCTGGCGTACGAACAGAAGATGATTGAAAAATACGGCCTGACTATCGGAAGCCCGGAAGTGCTGGCCGACAAAGGAGAGACAACCCATGAAGAGTAAAAGATTTTGGCGTTTCGTCAATGAAGCGGGCGATGACAATGCAGAACTGCTGCTGTATGGAGCCATCGCTTCGCAGTCATGGTACGACGATGACGTTACGCCGCGCCAGTTCAACGACGATTTGAAAGAATGTGGCGGCAAGAATCTGACAGTACGTATCAACAGTCCCGGTGGCGACGTATTTGCGGCCCAGGCCATTTATACGATGCTTAAAGGCTACAGCGGCAAGAAGACCATGCATATCGACGGGATGTGTGCCAGTGCGGCCACTATCATCGCTTGTGCTGGCGACAGCGTCGAAATGCCGCGGAATGCACTGTACATGATTCACAACCCGGCATCTTTTCTCATCGGCGGCTACGATGAACAGGGCCTGGCCAAACTGCAGAAAGCATTGGCATCGACGAAAGAAACGATTTTGAACGTCTATGCGGAACGATGCCATAAGACAACGGATGAATTGGCACAGATGATGGACGATGAAACGTGGATGACGGCCGACCAGGCCCTGGAAAACGGTTTCATCGACGCCATCGACGAAGACTATCAGGTCACGGCCAGCCTGAATGACAATATGCTGATTGTCAATAATATTTCCTGCCCGTGTCACATGAAGAACCGGGCACAGCTTGAAAAGATTATCAACAGAGGAGAAAAAAACATGGATGATAAAACCTTAGCCAGCAAACTGGAAGCCTTATTGGGTTTGAACCCGCAGAACGCGAACAAGGATGCGGATGAATCGAAGCGAATTGCTGAACTGAAGGCACTGAAAAACGGGAACGTATACACCGATGCCATGATTGACCGGGCTATCCGCGACGGTCGGACAGCGGATGATGTAGCTCCCTATATCGAAGCCGTCGCCGGCGTACAGTTGCCGAGTGACCAGGCATTGGCAAGCGTGCGCACCATGATTATGGAACAGATGCAGTCCGGATCTGAACAGGTAACGCCTGTGCCGAAAACAGGGATGCCGCAGGACCAGGCAGCCGTAAAGAAAGCTCAGGACATTGAAGATGTAGTCAATGCAGCGAATAGATTGAGAGGTGCAAAATAATGGCAATCAGAGAAGTCATCGACATTAAACACGACCAGCTTATCGGCGGGCCGGAAATTCCGATTTTGCTCAAGAACGTCACATTAACGGCTGGGACAGCCATGAAACGCGGCACGCTGATGACCGTTACCGGGACAGCCGCTGTGGCTACGGCTAAAGCCGCTGTTGCCAATGCTATTTTGAGTTGCGACGTGGATGATAAAGCTACCGTTGCGACGGTCTATGTTTCCGGCCGATTCCATCGCGAATACCTCATTGCCGCCAGCGAAGATACAGTTGACGCCCATGAAGACGAATTGCGAAATGCCGGTATTTTCTTGACATCTGTACACTAGGAGGAACTGAACATGGCTATTGAATTGAGAGATACTGTATCTTTGATGCAGGCAATGGAACGGATTACGCCGCCGGCATCTTTTTTGCTTGATACCTTTTTCCCGCTTGTACCGGCGACAGCCGTTACGACCAAGATTGCCGTAGAATACCGCAAGCGTGGCCGTCAGCTGGCCCCCTTTGTCGTTCGTGGCGCAAAAGGCGCGAGCCTGAAAGACACGGGCTCTAAAATCGCTATCTACCAGCCGCCGATGATGGGGCCGAGTAAGGTAGTAGATCCGGAAGAATTATCGGAACGCGGCTTCGGCGAAAACATCTACAGCACGACGACACCGGCCCAGCGCGCAGCCATCAAGCAGGCTGAAGATATGGTGGATTTGCAGAACGCAATCATCAACCGCAAAGCGAAGATGGCGGCGGATATCTTGCAGACTGGTAAATGCGACATCGAAGGTTATGCCGATGACGGCAAGACGGTGTTGATTGACACCATTGCGTTTGACTTTGACCATAAAGTCACGCCGACGACAACCTGGGATAAAGCCGGCGCGACGATTTACAGCGACATAAAGAACGCTTCGGAACTCATCCAGGAAGACGCCGGTATCGTCCCGACCATGATGATTTGTGGGAAAAACATCGCAGATTATTTGCTGAGCAATGACCAGATCATGAAATGGATGATGGTTCCGACGGCGGACAATCTGTCCCTCATGGGCTTCCAGCCGCAGATCATCAGCCCGCAGATTACTCATGTCGGGCGCATCAAATCGCTGAACCTCGACGTCTATACCTATGCAGAAACGTACACCGACGATGCCGGGAAATCGCAGTATTTCATCGACCCCGATACGGCCATCATCGCCATTCCGGGCCGCGGCAGTCAGCTCCACGGCGCCTGCACCCTGCTCAATGATGCCGGCACGGCCTACGAAACCTTCGTTGCACCATATGTGCCGTACTATAACGGCAACAAGGATACGCAGGTATTGAGCTTCTACATGTACTGCCGTTGCGTCCTGGCTCCGCAGTTCGTCGACGATTGGGCCGTCATCAAAGCGAAATAGGAGGGATGACCATGAAGTTAATCGTTACATACGGCTGCGTTTCCATGGGCAAGCACTTGTACCGGACTGGCGACTCGTTCGAGTTGCCAGACGATGAAGCGGAAAAACTCATGGAACGGGCCGATGAACAAGTTGTTGCCTTGGTTGGGGACAAAGTGGCCCCGGCCAATGAGCCAGAGACGGAAGAACCGCCGGCAGACGAACCGGGGATGGAACTGCCCCAGGCCGATGCCGCCGCAGCCGTCCAAAAATGAGCACGTTCAAAGAAATGGTAGCTTCGGACATTCCGGCTTTTCTCAATGCCGATGAATTCGCCGAGACGCATGAACTGAATGGCAAGAAGTATACATGCATCGTGCAGAGTCCCAAAGAAGACGCTATGTTCCAGACACAGAAAATCTATTCCGGCTTCGAGGGAACCCATGGCCAGGTCATCATCATTCATATCGCGAAAGACGATTACGGAGAAGTCCCAGCGGAAGGAGAAAGCTTTACTGTCGATGGCGATTACTGCCTGGTAGATAACGTCATCGACGACATGGGTATCCTGACGATGACCCTGAACAAGAATCACTAGGAGGGCCTATGAGCGTAGAAATCGACATCCAGGGCGATAAAAAAATAGTGGATGCCTTGTCCACTCTGAGCGACAAAGAAATCGCCAGGGCAGCCGTAGCGGCCGGGAAGCGGGCAGCCACAGCGGCACGACAGGCCGGAACGAAGGAAATCCGAAGCATTTATACCATGAAGGCCGGGGATTTGAAAGCCAAGGCGCAGATCCGGGCTGATGAGGACGGGGCTACCATCCTTGTCAAAGGGGCGCCCGAGGCAATCCATAAATACCAGGCCAAGAAGCGGCGGGACGGCGTCTTCGTATCTGTAAAGCGAGGGAAAATGACGCATGTCCCCCGCGGCTTTAGCCTGGGCGGGGCATTCGTCGCCCGTAAGGGCAAGGAAAGATACCCGCTGAAAGGCATCTATGGGCCAGCCGTGCCGCAGTTATTCGGCAATCCCGATGTACTGAGCGTCATGATGGACCGTGGCAGTGATGTCTTTGAAGAACGATTGGAACATGAAATCGAATACAGATTAGGGAAGTGATGCGATGACCCCATTGGAATGCGCGGAAGGTATCGCGGAATTCTTGAAAGAAAAATTCACGGCTTACCAGCAATATTGTGAAGGCCGGCCAGAAAATATCTTTTCGAGTGTCGATACGGATGTAAATGTATATGCCGGATTCCTGCCCCGGGCGAATAACCGGGCAGACCAAAAGAAACTTTGTCCGGCCGTCGTGGTACGGCCAGAAGCTACGACAGACGACCGGGATAAGTCCGTTACGTCTATCGTCATCTACGCGACCATTTACGATGAAGATATGACCTATGGAGCTCATATGTTGTTCCATTTCCTCGAATTCATCCGCTATCACCTGCTGGCCAACAATCCCATTGCCAAGAAATGGTTCATTGATATAGATGACGGGAATATCAAGACGACGATTCCCGATGACCAGCCGTTCCCACAATGGGTAGGTGTCATTGAGTTCGACGTATTCATTCCGCAGCCACGTCAAACTCATTGGGAGGTTTTAGGAGGCAGATACGATGAGTGAAAACAGCGGGCCGGTCATCTACGTCGGCCCAGCCTATAAAGACACGGAAATCCACACGAATCAGATTTTCGCAGACGGGATTCCTGCAAAATATAAGGACGACCCGGTATATAAGCATCTGTTCGTCACAGCGGGCGAATTGGATGCGGCACAAAAAGAAGTTAAATCTACAGGCTCGTTGAGAAACATCATGTATAAACGGGCCATGGCATTACACGGAGGTAAATAAAATGGCATTTTTCCACGGCGTAAAAGCAAGCGAAGTCCCGACCTCGATTGTGGCGACTGTCGCCACTGATTCCGGCTTGCCGGTTGTCTTCGGGACGGCGCCTGTCCATCTGACAGAAGACCCGACGGCCTATGTCAATAAACCCGTCATCTGCTACAGCTGGAAGGAAGCGACGCAGAATTTGGGGTATCATCCCGACTGGGATAAGTACACGCTCTGCGAAGCGATGTATACCGAATTCAAACTGTACAATGTAAAACCAATTGTATTTGTCAATGTATTGGACCCGACCAAACATAAAGTGTCCGTTTCGGACACGGCCAAGACAGTTACGAAGAAACAGGTCATCCTTACAGACCCGGTCTTATTGCATACGCTGACCGTCAAGGGCAGTGCAGACGGGTCCGCAGCCACCTTGGATACGGACTATACGGCGGCATATGACGATGATGGTCAGCTCATCATTACACTCTTGGATGATGGCGCACTGGCCTCCGTATCGAGCATCCATGTTGCTTATGACAAATTAGATCCGACGGCTGTCAAAGATGACGACATCATCGGTGGCATGTCCACGGATGGCAAAAACAAAGGGCTGGAACTCATCGACGATATTTATTTCCAGATTGGCAAAGTTCCGGGCTTGCTGGCAGCACCAGGATGGTCTGAAAAGCCGGCCATTGCCGCTGTCATGAAAGCCAAAGCGGCTAAAATCGACGGTTTGTTCCCTTGCATGGCACTGGTAGACATCAATACGGAACAGGTCAAAAAATACGCCGACGTCAATATGTGGAAAAACGGCAACAACTACACGGGGAACAACCAGATTGTCTGCTGGCCGTGTGCTAAAAATGGCGATATGGTTTTCCACTTATCGACTCATATCATGGGCATCATCGGCGTTACCGACGGCAATAACGATGATGTCCCGTATCAGTCGCCGTCCAACCAGACATTACAGGCGACAGGGCTGTGTCTGAAAGATGGCAGTGAAGTAAATCTCAATCTGACACAGGCCAATCTGCTTAATGAACAGGGCATCGTTACGGGCTTGAATTTCTCCGGCGGTTGGAAGTCCTGGGGGAACTTTACCGGTGCTTATCCAGGCACGACAGATGTCAAAGATATGTTCATCTGTGTCCGGCGCATGTTCAACTGGCAGTATGTCACCTTCATTTTAACGAACTGGCAGAAGACAGACAAGCCAATCACTCCGAGACTGGTAAAAACGCTGGTAGACAGCGAACAGGTGCGGTTGAATGGGCTTACGTCACGAGGATATCTCTTAGGGGCCAGTGTCCAGTTCCTGGCTGATGAAAACCCGACGACCGATTTACTGGCCGGCATCTTCCGAATCCACACGAAGCTGACGCCGCCAGTCCCGGCACAGGACATTGAAGATACCTTTGAGTATGACGTATCGAACTTTGAAGTATTATTCTCGTAAGGAGGGAAACCCATGGCAGTAAATAAAATCCCGGAAGTCATCAATGATATGCGGGCCTATATCGACGGCGCCGACGATTTAATCGGCGTCAACGAAGTCGAATTGCCGGATTTGAAATCGCTGACAGAAGATATTGAAGGCATCGGCGTCGCTGGTAAAATCGAAGCGCCCATCGCCGGCCATTTTGATTCCTTGGAATTAAAGATGACCTGGCAGGTGCCGACGAAAACGAGTTCCCGACTGGTCGGCGGCAGCACATTGGCCCTGGAACTCTACTCGGACATCCAGAACTGGGACAGCGGCGCCAATGATTATGAACACGAGCAGTACCGCGTCGCCGTCCGCGGCCGCGTCAAGAGCCACAACCCTGGCAAATTCAAAGCCGGCTCGAAGACGGACAGTGAAACCGTCATCGAATGTACGTACTTCAAAATTGAAATGGGCGGCGCTACGCTCTGTGAAATCGACAAATACGGCTACAAAGCCATCGTGAACGGCATTGACCTGTTACAGCAGGTTCGCGCCAATATTGGTATGAACTAGGAGGATTCCCATGAAAGAAAAAGAAAACGAACTCGTCAACGCTGAAATCGTAGACCAGGAAAACATCCTGCATCTGACAAAACCGCTGCCGAACGGGCAGACGGAAATCTATTTTGACTTTGCAAAGCTGAACGGCTATGCTCTGCTGGCTTGCATGAGCCAGGCTAAAAAGAAAGACAAACTTATGACAGTACCGGCATTATCCATGGAATACCAGGCTATGGTTGCTGCTGCGGCCGCTAAAATGAAGTATGACGACATCCTCAACTTGAGTGGCCCTGACTTCATGGCAGCCTGCTTGAAGGCGCAGAATTTTTTACTGCCCAAGGAGCCGTAGAAAACATAAGATTGTCGGCTATGAGGCTTGCCAAGTACACAAAAACGCCGATTGGATGGTTCCTGGAACAACAAATCGGCGATTTTCATGCCTGGATTCAAGTTATGAATGAAGAAGTCGACCGGGAAAAAGAAGAAATAGAGAAGGTCAAGAAGAGAGGGCAATAAGATGAGTCGTGTCATGGAATTAGCTATTGCCATCAAGGGCCGTCTGGATGGGTCTGTAGCTTCGTCGATGCAGCGGGCCATTGCAGAATCCAAAGAACTGAAAACGCAAATCAAAGCGGCCAATGACGCCATGCGAAATGCACAGCGGGCGGCATCGGCAGAGCAACGGGCGACCGGACAGGTCAGCGTAGCGTCCTATCGTCAGATTGCCGCCCTACAGGCTCGTATCAATGATTTGACACAGCGACGGTCAGATATTTTAGATGCCCAGGCCAGGAAACAAAAAGCACAAGCAGCGTTTGACAACGCCCAAAGCAAACTGAGTAGTACAGCCACCAAAGTTGCAATCAGCGCGGCTCCGTTAATTGCGGCAACTAAAGCAGCCGTGGATTTTGAAAGCGCCATGGCCGATGTACGTAAAGTTGTCGATTTTGACACGCCACAACAATTTGCGCAAATGAATGAAGACGTTTTGAAGTTATCGACTAATTTGCCGATGGCGGCGGATGATATTGCCAAAATCGTAGCCGCTGGCGGTCAGGCAGGGATAGCACGTCAGGATTTGATGCAGTTTGCTGAGGATGCGGTAAAAATGGGCGTCGCATTTGACGTAACGGCCGAACAGGCCGGGGATATGATGGCTAAATGGCGCAGCGCATTTAAATTGAACCAGCAGGACGTTGTAGCCTTAGCCGATAAAATCAACTATCTGGGCAATACGACAGCAGCCTCAGCCCCATTGATTTCAGATGTTGTGACCCGAATCGGGCCACTGGGCGAAATCGGCGGGGTTGCATCCGGCGAAATTGCCGCCTTAGGGGCTTCGATGATAGCGACTGGCGTACAGTCCGACGTAGCGGCAACAGGTATCAAAAATCTGATTCTGGGGATGACAGCCGGTGAAGGTGCTACCAAGAGCCAGGCCGCTGCCTTCCAACAGTTGGGCTTTGATGCGGCAGATATGGCCAAGCGGATGCAGACCGATGCCAAGGGAGCCATTATGGACGTCTTCCGGGCACTGCAATCCTTGCCGAAAGACCAGCAGGCCAGCGTTCTGGCCGATTTGTTCGGCAAAGAATCTATTGGTGCCATTGCGCCTTTGTTGACCAATTTGGACGCATTGGAAAGTAATTTTAAAAAAGTCGGGGATGCATCGCAATATGCGGGGTCAATGGAAGCGGAATATCAAGCACGAAGCAGAACAACGGCGAATCAGTTACAATTGGCCAAAAACGCCATTGTTGCCGTAGGGATAGGCATTGGATCAGCATTATTACCAGCTATCAACGGAGTTTTAAACGCAATAATTCCAGTGGTATCTGCCTTTGCAAACTGGGCACAGCAAAACCAAGGAATAGTACAAACCATGGTTGCCCTGGCGGCCAGTTTTGCCGGTGTTTTGTTAGCCGCAAGATCGTTATTAGCAATAAGAGCTGGATTCAATATGCTTAAAGAAACGGCCCGTTTATTTTATACGGTAAACCAAAACGGGCAAATTGTCTTACGTGGGGCCGCGATGGCTTCAAATATTTTCAAAGCCGGGTTAAGCGGGCTTGGTACAGCGTTTCGCCTTGCCGCGACGGGAGCCAGAGCCTTGGCTCTGGCTCTCATGGCCAATCCGATTATAGCGATTGTTGCTGTCATCATCGCTGTCGTAGCCGCAATTATTTACTTCTGGAATACAAACGAACAGTTCCGGGCCGCTATCATTGCGATTTGGAACAACATTGTCGCTTTTGGGATGAGCCTGTTTTCTGCCCTGGCCGCCTTCTTCACAGGCGTCTGGAATGGAATTGGGGCTATCGCAACAGCGGTTTGGAACGCCATCATGGCCGTGGCCACGACGGTCGTATCCGTCATCATGAACATTGTTTCCGCATTTGGGGCCTTCTTTGCAGGCGTCTGGAACGGATGCCTGGCCATCGCGGCGGCCGTATGGGATGCGATTTCCAGTTTCGTGTCAGCCGCAGCCAGCGTCATAGAAGGCATCATCTCCGCACTGGTAGATTATATCTCCTCTGCCTGGGATAGCGCGGTAGCGGCAGTACAAAGTTTTGCAAGCAGTGTCATGAGCGCCATCGGCCAGGCTGTAGATTGGGCTATGGAAAAATGGAATAGCCTGGTCAATGCTTTGTCTCATCCGATTGATACTGCTATTAACATAGCACAAAACATAACCCGGACGATAAGCGAAGTTACCGGCGGCGGTGATGATGTCAGTGAAAACGCGAAAGGCGGTATTTATCAGCGCGGTGCCTTCCTGACGACCTTTGCCGAAGACTCGGCAGAAGCGGCTATCCCATTGGACGGGTCGGCACGGGCTATCTCATTATGGCAGCAGGCCGGTGCGGCATTAGGGGTCATGCCCAGAACACCGCAGCGCATGAGCACAGGAACGGCCAAAGCACCTGTTTACAGCAACAGCAGTATCACACTGGACTTCCGGCCGACAATCAACGTCCAGGGCGGCGGAGATGTAGCCAGTGCTGTCCGGCAGGCCCTGGAAGAACAGGCACGGCAATTTCAGCGGGAACTGCCTAAGATGCTGGACAAGGTATCGGCAGGACGGAGGCGGTTGAGCTATGAATAAGTACACGACGGTTCAGGGCGACATGTGGGATGCCATCGCCTACAAGATATTCGGCAACGAACTCTATATGAATGAACTGCTGGAAGCGAATAACGACTACAGAAATGTAGCCGTTTTTCCGGCAGGCATTGTTCTGACGGTGCCGGAAATCAATACCATCCAATCGTCAAAGATTTTACCGACATGGAAGAGGTGAGCCCATGTCCCTGGAAACCATTAAAGCGAAACTGAATGAATGGAAAAAAGAGCTGACACCGGGAACATTCCTGGGACGACGGGCTTATGCGCAGATACTCTACACACCGGCAGGAGAAACAGAGAGCAAAGACATATCCGAAGATATGATGAAGTATCTGCTATCCATTGAAGTGACGGACAACCTGTCCGGGCAGGTTGATGATATGACAGTTACTTTGGAAGACCGTGCGCAGCTGTGGCAGGACACGTGGTATCCGGAACCGGGGTCCAAATTGGACATTACCCTTTATACGCTGAACAAAAACGGCGTCAACGAGGGCATCAAAGAACTGCCAGTCGGAGAATTTGAAGTCGATGAAATCGAAATCAACGGGATGCCGACGACGGTACAAATCAAAGCCGTCAATGCCATTGCTGATACGTCATTACGAGGTATTAAGCAGAATCAATCCTGGGATAATATCAGCCTCTATGAAATCGCCAATGACATCGCCTGGAGAAATGGCATGTCACTGGACTATGAGCCGGGGGCCCAGAACAATCCATCGTATGAGCATGTCGAGCAGTCAGACGCATCAGACCTTGAATTTTTAAAAAAGCTATGTGATGATGCCGGCCTGGATCTGAAAATATCGACCAAGACCATTATCATCCTCGATGAATACCAGTTGGAAAACCAGGAGCCGTTGATTGTATTCTGGCGGCCAGGGACAGCCTCGTTTTCAGAGCAGACGAGCGATGATGACGTATCACCCGAAAATCCGCTGAACTTCACAGATTTCATTTCCTACTCAATGAAAGCCAAGACCCGTGATATTTATCGGGCCTGCCACGTTAAATACAAGCAGGGCAAGAACAAAGAAGTCATCGAGGGCTATTTTGAAGCCCCGAATAAGCAAACGGGACTGACGCTGGAAGTGAATGAACAATGCGACACAGTGGACGCCGCAAATAAGTTGGCCAGGAAAAAATTGCGAGAGCAGAACCGGGATGAAATCACGGCATCCTTTAGCCTGTACGGAGACTTCCACTTCATGGCCGGCATTGTCATCAGTTTCATGAACTTCGGCGCCTTTGATGGGAAATATATCGTCACAAAGGCAACGCACAGCCTGGGCAATGGGTATGTACTCAGTCTGGAAATGAGGAGGTGCCTCGATGGATACTAACATCAAAAAGCTGCTGGAAAACCTAATATTTTACGGAACCGTATGTGCACTGACTCCGAAAGACGGAACAGTGCGCGTGTGCCGTGAAGATAAAGGAAACAAGGTAACGAACGATTTGTTCGTCCTTCAACGCGGTTCATCGGAATCGAAAGATTTCTGGATGCCGGCTATCGGGGACCAAGTGCTCTGCATACAGATGCCGAACTTTTCGGGTGCCGGCGTAGGCGACGGATTCGTGCTGGGAACTTTCTTCAGCAGCACTGATGCGCCGCCTGGCGGAGCCGATGCCAATACACGGGTTATCGACACGCCGGGAAATCTGAAAATCAATGTTGGCGGGGCTTTGCAGATTAACGCTTCCGGTGGAGATGTAGTAGTCAACGGCATATCACTCGTGTCGCACGTACACGGCGGCGTCACGCCGGGCGGCAGTAAAACGAGCACGCCAGAATAGGAGGTGCTATGTATATCGGATATATGGGCAGTCTGCCATTCATCGTATCGTCGCATTATCTAAGGACACCGGCCAACTACCAGACCGAGGCAGGAAGCCGCTGGCAGGACCATGACATTATCTATCATAAGCCGGTAAGCGAATTCATCGGGCCGAAACTGCGTACTATTACCTTTGACCTGATACTCACAGCATCGCACAATATTGCGATAAAGAAGGACCTGGCAACGATGAAGGAGATGTGCGAAAACGGTACCGTATTTCCACTGATCATCGGGATGCGGCCAGTCAGTCAAAATTATTGGCGTCTGGACTCCATGTCCGTTTCGGACACCTTTTTCAGTTCCGTTGGGGCATTGATTTGGGCCAAAGTAAACGTCAAGCTGGTCGAATACGATGATAGCAACTACCAGGAAGAAAAATCAAAATTAAACCTTTATGGAAGCATTGCTAACGGGATATTAACCGTCTTTAGATAGGAGGTATCCATGGAATATGTTGTAATGCCAGAATCAAAAACCATTAATCTTGCACCAGCAACAAAAATCGAAGAAATATTGCAGAACGTCCGGACTATCTTGGGGACTGTAAAATTCTCAGTGCCGCTCGATAGGGAGTTTGGAATTTCCGGGGATGCCGTAGATAAGCCCATGCTACAAGCAGAAGCGATTTTGTCGAGTGAAATCTTTGCTCAAATCAAGCGCTACGAGCCAAGGGTAAGCATTACGGAAATAACATTCACTGGCGATATAAACGGACGACTCACGCCGAAAGTGACGGTGAAAATTAATGAAACTAGCTGATTTACCGGACATCGAATTCGTAGACGGCGATGCGGAGAAAATCAAAGCCGCTGTCTTTAACGACTATACCAGCATAACCGGCCGGACCTTAGCCCAGGGCGACCCGGTACGACTGTTCTTGCTGGTCGTATCCGAATTGATTGTCCGGCTTGTAAATAATCAAAATTACATCGGCAAACAGAATCTGCTGAAATATGCGTCCGGCGGAAACCTGGACAACCTCGGCGCTTTTTCTGACACGACGCGAATACCGGCATCGGCCGCAACGACAACGCTGCTGATTACGTTGGCAGCTAAACGCGAACAGGAAACCATCGTAAAAGCCGGAACGCGTGTAGCGACGGACAGCGGTATTTATTTCGCAACCAACGAAGATGCGGCCGTCCTGGCCGGGAACCTGACAACGACGGTAAAAGCAACATGCCAAACTGTCGGCACAGTCGGGAATGGGTTTCTCCCGGGCGAAATAAAATCCATAGTTGATCCAGTGGCTTATGTGGCTTCCATCGTCAATACGACGACCAGCGCAGGCGGCGCCGACGAAGAGTCAGATGACGACTATCGAGAACGCATCCACGAAGCGCCGGAACGCTTTTCCACGGCCGGGCCAACAGGGGCTTACGAGTATTGGACGAAGTCGGCTAACAGCGGCATCATCGATGTCGCCGTAACCAATCCCAGCGCCGGTGCCGTTGAAATACGGCCGCTCATGACAGGCGGGACACTGCCGGAGCAGGAACTACTGGACGCGGTAAAAACGGTAGTATCTGCGGATAAAGTACGGCCGTTGACCGATAACGTATCGGTCGTCGCACCAGATGCGGTATCATACGACATTACCCTGACCTATTATACCGACGTCGGCACGGCGGAATCTACTGTCAAAGACGCCGTAACGACAGCCGTAAATAACTATCGGCTGTGGCAGAAATCTAAAATTGGCCGGGACATCAACCCGTCGCGACTGATTGCCGATGTTATGGCTGTCGCCGGCGTAAAACGCGTCATCGTCACGGCGCCGACCTATACCGTGCTGACAGGCGTACAAGTTGCCCAAGATAAAACGGTATCCGTCGTCTTAGGAGGGAGTGAAGACGAATGATAGATGCGGATTACAAAATCGCAGAACATTTGCCGGAATCCATCAACAAAGACCCCGTACCGGATTTGGCACGCGTCATCGATATGGCACTGTCCGACATCAATCCGGATTTGTTACTGATTTACCCGGCCATTGATGACCTGCCGGAAGCGCTCATTGACCATCTGGCGGAGCAGATGCATGTCGACGAATACGATGACAATTCGGACTTGTCTGTAAAAAGGCAGCAGGTCAAAGAATCGTTTTTACTACATAAATTCAAGGGCACAAAATATGCTGTACAGCGGGCCGTAGCTACGGTGTATCAATCAGCTGTGGTGCAGGAATGGCCTGAATACGACGGTCAGCCCTATCACTTCCGAGTAACGCTGATAACGGCTCCATTAGATGGAGCAACACTAATCAATAAAATGGTAAGGTTGATCAATGCGTATAAAAACACGCGATCATGGCTGGATTATGTGCAATTCATCAGGCGATGCACAGGAGAAGCTAAGTTCGGCGCGAATATGAGTATTGTTCGCCAGACATGCATTACATTTGATTTAAAACAAATGCTGATAGCACAGAAAGATATTTATTTTGCCGGTGCTGTCGGCACATTCAGGAGGGATGTCATTCATGGCAAATTGGAATAAAATCACCATGACCGATGTCGGGGCGACATTGCAAGCCAAAATCAATGCGGGCCTGACTACACTCAAGTTTACGCGTGTTGCTATCGGGTCCGGTACGCGGACCGGGTCGTTGAACAGTGCAACAGCACTAATCAATGAACAGATGACACTGGGCATCAATAAAATTACGCAGAGTGGGAATACCGTAACGCTGGAGCTGACTATCAGTAACAGCGGGGTTAAAACGGGATTCAAGATATCAGAGCTGGGAATCTTTGCGACGGACCCGGATGTCGGTGAAATCATGTATGTGGCGATGACGGACGACAATCCAGATTATATGCCAGCCGAAGGCGGAAGCACGGTCGTACAACAGGAATTTCAGTTACAGTTTACAATGAGCAATACGGGGAACGTATCAGCGACGATCAACCCCAATGGATTTTTGACCGTCGCACATAATACAGACGATGCAGCACATGAAAACATTTTAATGGTCACATCAACAGCCAATAAACCGGCGTCTATGTCTGAGCGTGGCATGTGGGTCGAAATCGTCGAATAGGGGTGATGAGATGCTGAAAATACGAGGCATGGACATCTACTATGTACGTGGCGACGATGACAGTTTTACCATTCAGCCGGTACAGGCAGACGGCACACCCATTACGGGATATACCGGCATCTTCTCTGTCAAACGGACCTATGACGATACTGACTATGTTCTGCAATGTCCGATGGACGGATCCGTCGTAGATCTGACGCACGACAAGACCCAGGGCCTTGCCTACGGTGATTATGTATGGGATGTACAGTTGACCTTATCAGACGGGACTCATCAGACCATCGGCCCGGGCAAGTTCCATCTGCTGCCGGACGTCACGACGACGTAGGAGGTGGCCGCATGGATAAAATTAGGGCTGTATTGACGGCACGGTACCCTACGCTGTCTGCCCGTCTGAGCGCCGGGAATACCCTGACGGTAGGCATGGGCATAGCCGGGGCCAAAGGGGCCGTCTATACGCCGCATATCACGGATGACGGCATATTATCCTGGACCAATGACGGCGGCCGGGACAACCCCGCTCCGGTGGATATAAAAGGACCGAAGGGAGATACAGGCCCACAGGGGCCAGTAGGACCACAGGGACCGGCGGGAAAGGATGCACTGGCGGACACCATACTGAACATGGATATTGATGCGATTTTTTAGGAGGAAACTATGGCAACAAAATTTCTGGACCTCGATGGCCTGAAATATTTTAAAACGAAGCAGGATGCGGCGAACGATGGGAAGTATGTGCCCCAGGGCATCACCATCAACGGCGTCGCGCTCAATAAGACCGGCATCACGATTACTGATGACACCAAATTAAGTAAGACCGATGCGGCCAGCGTTTACTTGAGTAAGACGGATGCAGCTACTACTTATCTGGGCATCAGTGCGAAAGCCTCGACTGCCGGTGCCGCTGATACAGCAACCAAGTTAGCTACAGCACGGACCATCAACGGCGTGTCCTTTGACGGGTCGGCGAACATCACTATTAATGCGGTCGATAGCACAGCACGTATCGCAACGTCGCTCATCGGCGCGGCCAATGGGGTTGCCCCGCTCGGATCTGACAAAAAGATTCCGTCCCAGTACATCCCAGGCGATATCGGCGAAGTAATCGAAGGCTACTACAGCGGCGGCAAATTCTACAAAGAATCCACGCATACGACGGAAATCACAGGCTCGACCAACACCATGTACGTCGACATTGGCAGCACCGACAACGACGTATACAGATATTCCGGCACGGCCTACGTGCTCATCAACGACGCCGTCAGCACTGCCGACAAGGCCGTCCGGGATGGCGACGGCAACACCATTACGACGACCTATGTCAAAGTCGTAAGCGGCAAAGGGCTCAGCACGAACGACTACACGACGGCCGAAAAGAACAAGCTGGCCGGACTCAGTAACTACACGCTTCCCGCAGCCACATCCAGCGTTCTCGGTGGCGTCAAAATCGGCAGTAATATCACCGTGTCGTCGGGCGTCGTCTCGCTGACGTCGGCTAATGTCACAGCAGCCCTCGGATACACGCCGGCAAATTCGGCCAGCATAGTCACGTACTCGGCGCTTAGCCAGACCGAGATCGACACGTGCTTTGCTTAGGCGGTGAGCGCAATGGCAACTAAATTTTTAGATGCGGACGGGCTGAAATACGCAGTCAGTAAAATCAAAACGTTGATTGCGGCCAAACAGAACAAACTCACCTTTGACAGCAAGCCCACGTCCGGAAGTACAAATCCGGTCACCAGTGGCGGCGTATACGACGCCCTCAACAACGGTATCACCCTCAGCGTAGAGCCGTCCGCCGGGTCCGGCACCTGGATAGAAGTGCCTACAGAGGACATGTATATAGGCGGAACGGAGCCGACCGCAGAGCATACGATTTGGCTTGAAGTCAGCGAATAACAAGGAGGATAACAATATGAGCATTTTAAAAGGCATTTTACATCACTGGAATAAAACAAGCAGCGCATATGATACAATTCATCCCGAAACCGAAGTAGCCCAGGTAACGGACTGGAATAATGGTATCGTCAACACACTAGCCAGCACAGGGCTGAGCAGCCTCGTCAACGTATTGTCGTCGGACAGTCTGCTCGCGCTGCTGATTAAAAAAGTATTTGACGCGACGGGGGTTAAATACTCGCTGGGACAAAACGGATATGTGTGCTTTGGCTCGCTGGTCGGCGGCCTAATTATACAGTGGGGAAAATTTACTATAAAACAAAATACTACTGTAACCATGCCACTTGTAGCAACTAACAGAGTTGTATGGGGGTGTGATACAGGGGATGGTTGTAATAGAATTGGAATCAGCATAAACGGTGATTCTCTTACATGTTCAGCCAAAAGCTATCCGGATAACTATTATAGTACAAGTGCATTTGTGATAGCTGTAGGGAACATTTAGACAGTGGGTAACTGTATCGATGGAAAGTGATAAACAATCGACTGCTTTTACATACCCAATTGCATTTCCAAAGGGATTTATTAGTGCTGCCGCCGCAGATACGGGCGGAGGTGCGCAAGGATTTGGGGTTACGCCGCTAGATAATCAACATGCTAATATTTTTCGCTCTGGGAAAGGGTATGCTGGGAGTGGCCGGCTAATAATAATCGGCAGCTAAACAGTAGGGAATAGTTAATAGTAAGACTCACATTAATCTCCCTATATCAGCAACAATATTACAATATACCGTATCAATCTGGGATAATAAGGACTCATCGCATTTTATATCAGTAACCGGGACTGCTGATGGGTATATACAAATCGTCAACGCTACCGGCGTTTCAACTGGGACGTGCTTTTATTTAGCCATCACCAAGTAGACAGTGCTGTATCTTTAGAACATCCGCATCCGGAAGCCCGGCGGCAAACCACATTGTTATCGGCCGATAGCCAAAAAGGCTATCCCCATATTATTGGATGCGCTGGTATACATCTTAAATCCATTTAGCCCACTTTCTGACTCGCCTACGCTAGCATACTGTAAATTATTAGTCTTTGCGGCGTAATCAATGATCCAGACGCCGTATACTGCGCTGTTGAAAACCATGGGATAGTATACTTGCCAGTTGTTGCCAGACGGCTGACTTCCCCACTGTTTACTTACTGCCGATGGCGATAATCCATACAGGGGTATCGTTCCATCCGGCATCGTATACTTTTCCGTCTTGGATGCCTACCGTACCTGGAGCTGTGCCCTGGTGACAAACCGAATACGCATAGACGGAGCAACTTAGCGGCAAGTTAAAATCATGCCCGATATTTATGTCAGATGCAAGCGCAGATACCCACTGTTTAAAAGCCGATTGCAATCCATGTGCAGGCGATGCCATCAGGATCTTTGGCTGCGAACGTAAAATGTTCCGTATTAAAATCCACTATTATAAAGTCTCGATAAGATTCTTCTTTCAGGTCCTCCTTTATAGCGACCGGCGTTGCGTGGTTAGAAAAAGCTAACGGGTAGGAAACTTTATACAAGTCGGATGCAGCAATTGCATTAAAGAATCCCCACTGTTTAGATACCGATAATAAGGGCACAGATTGTTTGACCGCCTTGTTTAATCGTGCCGCCATTTAACACCCATTTGGATAAAATGTTTGCCTGGGTGTTCGATGCGGTTTCAATATCGCCACCTGCTATAGCAATCCCGTTCGATGTATTCCATCCGGCTGGATCACCTTCGGTTGTGATGATTGCCCAGGGCTTACTAGACAGTGCAATCGGATAGGTGATGGTAGATAATCCATTTGGATTGTAAAATAATCCCCACTGTCTATATGGACAGCAATATCCATGTGACCGTGCTTTTTCCTGTGCCGGTATATCCTTGTTGCGTTTCATAGTCAGGGGTAATCATAATTGTATCTGTTGCACACTCCGTCCAGTACGGGCAAGCCACAAATCCGGAAAAATCTCCAGACCTCATGGTCATCACAGCAGCCATAGCATAGGAGATGTGTACTGGCAGAGCGAAGCTCTGAGTCATTCCATTTAAATCTACTAGCTGACTTCCCCACTGTCTAATGCCCTATCGCAATGCACTTCGGAGAGCCATCGGTGGTGCCATTAATCCGAAACTGTACCGTGCTCATGGTTGTTTGTCTGTCATTCCAGATAATACAGGCGTTCGTAGAATCTCCTGAATAGCCGCATAAATTCGCAACACAAACAAACACACCATTGGGAAATGCAATAGGGAAAGAAGCGGTTCGATATGGATCGTTTACGTTAGCTGCATATACCCACTGTTTACGCACACAGTATCAGCCAGTGGTAATTTGTGCCATTTTTGCTTACTGTTTGCGGAACGCCGGTGTATAGCGGCCAAAAGATTACATTGCCATCCACGTAGTCAACTCCGGCAAAAGTGCCGCCTGTGTCCCAATTAATACCACGGTCAACAACCACCCCGGCAAAATATGTACTAAATGCAATTGCAGGCGTTATTATTTGACCATCTGGATTATTGTTATATGTAGCCAATCCCCACTGTTGAAAGGAGATGAGTAAAATGACTGAACAAGACAAATCCGTATACCTCATGCTTGGCACTGATAATGATAAAAAACGTCCCAGTGTCGTATGTGGCGAGGTAAATAACGCAATTTACGCAATGAAAGTTGTTGCCGATAGCTACGGAGTCGTTTTCAGCGATGCCGTTATGGACCAGTTATATAAAGAGCTGGACGAGCATCTAAAACGGATGCAAAATTCATGATTATCAATATATTTCAGCTAAATGAGAAACACGAAATCAACCACATCATCGGTAGTCCGCATCAAATAAAATCATCTATCGATGCAGGTTTACCGATTTTTAGAGTATCAATAGTAACAGCGATAGAGCCGCGTAGCGGACGCGTTTTATGCGGCTCGTATAGTATCGCATTAGTAACAAATTATTTAAGTAATTCGATGCATTTGCGGAGCTGACGCAGGCCTTTGTGCGTATAGACGCGCTCTGTGATGTCGCCGCCAGCGTGGCCGAGAAGACGCCTCTTTGCCGTCTCATTGGCTCCGGCATTATCAAGCAGTGTCGCCACCGTGTGCCGGCAGTCATGCGTTGTGTGCCCATCAGCACGGATGAGATGCATGACAGAACGCCAGATTGTGCAGTACCGGCCATAGTTGTACGACCGTCCCGTATCATCGCAGATAAGCGCATCACCTGGGCAGGCCATGCGGGCTTCTATGAGTGGTGCGATGCGATGATGTATGGGGATGAGGCGGATGCCAGCGGCGGTTTTGCTCCGTGTGATGCGGATATAGCGTTGACGAAGATGGACGTCAGCTTTTTCTAGCTGTAGCATTTCGCCACAGCGCATCCCGGTATAGAGCAGAATAAGGACCGTATCGACGCCAGGACTGTCCACAGACTTCCATAAGCGGTTGATTTTCTGCCGGCTGAACGTGTGATGCGGCCGGACCGGTCGATTGCGTCCGATAGAGAGCAGCGGCGCGTAGTTGGTTGTAGCCAGCTCGATTTTGTCTGCGTATTTAAGCAGCAGAGAAATAAGAGACCGAACCTTTTTGACGCTGCTGTAAGATAGCCCGTGACGGCGCATGTCGTCAATGACTCGCTGATAATCGGCATAGCGCAGGTCATCGACAGGCATTATGTGGAGCGTAGATAGATGCTGATACGCATTGCGATAACTGTCCAGTGTCGATTGTGATGGCTGGGTATCCTCCGTATGCCATGGAAGCCAGCGGTGATAGAGCTCGGCGAATGTTATTTTGTGACCTGGAAGGGAGCGATGATGATGAGCACGATGATAGTCCGCTTGGAAAATTTGAGCGTCAACCAGATTTGTAAAATATTCGACCGGTCGTTGTCGCCCCTCATCCGTAACTACAAAGACAAACGGCCGCCGCCGGCGTCCGGATAAATGCTTGATACAACCGTACCCATTTGGATTACGCATAATTACCACCTCATTTTATAAGATAAGGAGATAGTAACATGACAACAAGCAACGTTGATTATTACTGCGCGGCCTTTGATGCCGATGGCAAGCGAATTTACTCGGCTATCTGCGATTTTGACCCGACGAAGGACAAGAACGCGGATAAAGTGCAGGCGCTCAAAGACAAAGCAAAAGGAGTCGTATCCGACGCATCCGTTATCGAAATCATCACGGCCGACGATTTTAACGCATACCTCGGCGGCAAAGTCCGCGGATCTGACGGAAAACCGACCGACTATATCCCGCCCGAACCAACCGAAGCCGAAAAGAAAGCGGCAACAATCAGCTCCATCAAAGCGAAATACAACACTCAGCTCGATGCCATGGTCACGGCCCGCGTCAAAGCTACCATGCTCGGTGCGGATACCTCGAAAATCGATGCCAACTATAAAAATACCCTGGCCGCCATGGCTGCGGAAATCAAGAACGCATAGGAGGGATGAAACATGGAATTTTGTGAATTTTGCGGGAACATTTTAAATGATGACGGACGCTGCCCTTGGGCGGATTGTCCTCATAATGCTATCTTGGACGTGATGGCCGCCGCCGAAGCCGCTGACAAGCAGACCACCACAACAGAGACAACAAAGCAGAACGGGGGCACGTAATTGGACTCAATCATAACTTTTTTTCGCGAGATGGTCCCAGGCGGGGCCGCTATGGGGTGGGGAGCCATAGTGTCATGTGTTGGTACGGCGTTTTCGTATCTCATCGGCTGGAATGATGTAATTGAAGCGTTGCTGGTAGCCATGGCTATCGACTACGTGACGGGAATCTTAGCAGCCTATATTAACCCTAATTTGGCATTGAATAGTCAAAAAGGCTTTAAGGGAATCTGCAAAAAAATCGTCATTCTGCTATTAGTGGCACTGGCTCACGAGCTGGACCGTGCCACGGGCCAGCCGGCTGTACAATCATTGGTGGTATGGTTCTTCTTAGGGAATGAAGGGCTGTCAATCGTGGAAAATGCAGCGAAAGCGGGATTACCCATCCCGGGGAAATTAAGAGCAACCTTAGAGCAATTAACGGATAAAAATGAAAGGACGGTACAGAAATGAAAGTATTTTTAAATCCGGGGCATGACACAAAATATGATTCCGGAGCAGTACATTATGACGCGGATGGAAATGTAGATTTACGGGAATGCGATGTAGCACTGAAAATTGGCACGGCTGTAAAAAAATATCTTGAAGCAGCTGGATGTGAATGTTATTTAATGCAAAGCGACAATTTAGCGCCGACACCGGTAGGGCGTAGCGACTATGATGATCGCCAAGGGATGACTGTTACTGAAACCGCTAACGAATGGGGCGCTGATATTTTTGTCAGCATCCACTGTAACGCTGCTTCGGGTACAGCTCGCGGCACAGAAGTGGAATGCTATAGCAGAATGAGTAACGGGGGCAATTTAGCTCAGTGCATCCAATCGCAAATCATCGACAGCCTCGATACTGTCGATAGAGGCGTAAAAGAAATGCCAGAGTTGCTGGTACTACGGTATACAGATATGCCGGCTGTCTTAATTGAAACAGCTTTCATCGACAATGATGACGATATGGCGCTACTTGTAAACAATGAGGACGATATTGCCCGGGCTATTGCACGCGGTGTAACTGACTATGTACAATCTATTTTTAATTAAAATCATTAATATATGGAGGAATGAACATGAGTAAATGGACAGAAGTACGTGACAGTATGCTGGCAGCACTGGATGCGAGCGATGTAGTAGAATCTACGAAACAGCAAATTGTTGAAAGCTTGAGCACTGAAGGGATGGCCGCACTTGAATCCGTAGCTGATAAGTTCGTAACCCAGGTACAGGCACAGGCCGCGTCTGAAACTGGCTGGAATGCGATTCGTGATAAATTCGTATTGCCGCTGTTAATCAACGGCACGATTCGGATGGCAAAATTGGTGCTGAGCAAGAGCAATGCATCTACCGACGCATAACCCATATAAAAGCATATGTAATGTGGAAGCCTCTGGCAGTAAGCACCGCGATTGTATGCGGAACGCCGACCCCAGGGGCTGTTTTTTTGTTGCAAATTTTGCGAGACGTGTTATACTATAGTCAAGTCACGGCAGAGATATTCTGACCGCGAGGGTTGAAATTGTAACATTGATTAGTACGTTAGTACCCGATCAAGCAAAAAGGCTTGTCTACCAAAACGGTATGACAAGCCTTTTTGTTTCTTTTGATTGACAGAGAGCAGGAAACTTAAAAGAAAAAACTGAAAAGATCTAAAATTAGACTTGACATATTGTACTACATGCAGTACAATATAATCAGAAAGAGGGACAAGGAAGTCCCGGGAGAAGTCGAAAGGAGCGGTAAAAATGAAGGTAAATATTACATACAGCTGTGGCCATGAAGGAACTATCGAAGTATTCGGTAAAGCGGAAGAACGCGAACGAAAAATAAAATATTTTGAAGAATATGGGCTGTGCCCTGATTGCTACAAAGCAGAAAAACAGGGCGAAGAAAAGTCATTTGCTGAAAAGTATGAGCTGCCGGAATTACAAGGCTCAGAAAAGCAGATTTCTTGGGCAAACAAAATCCGGAAAGAAAAAATTGAAGAATTTGAAGGCGAAAAGCCGGCGATTCGCAAAGGCGCTGGAGACGATTTCGCAGACTTTCTCAACGAATTTACTAATCATTACTATAAAAATAATTCGGCATCGTGGTGGATCGACCACCGCGAATGGCGAACATTTAAAAAAGACCTGTTAGGGAAAGCTGTAGCGGATTTCAAGGCACAAGATGCTAGATAACACAGTTACGTCGACCCCGTCGAGAAATCGGCGGGGATGATGTGCTTATTTTCCTCGTATCATATGTAGAAAAATAGCGTAAGATTTTGAAGAAACAGGAGGGATGATATATGGAAGAAAGTAGAAAGAAAGCCAATAAAAAGTGGCTTGCAAAAAATTATGAATCAATCACGATTAGAGTCCCAAAGGGGACTCGTGAACAGATTAAGGTCTGGGCTGATAGCGCCGGTCTGAGCATGGCCGCGTACATTCAGCAAGCATGTAAGGAAAAAGCCGAAAAAATCTAAAATGGGGGTTGACTTATTGTACTACATGCAGTACAATATAATTAAAGAAGGGCAGGAAGCCCCAGGGAGTAGAAAGGAGACGGGATTATGGAAATGTTTGATGAACGGCTTTCGAAGAAACTTCGTGATCTTATGGTGGCCCACACCAATGAAAAGAAAAACCATTACGAATGGTGGTGTGGCTGTAAAAATTTTGAGCACATGAAGAATATCTTCATGAGCAATTATTTTGAATCAGAGTGGTACAGAAGTTACGGATACAATCAAGAGCAATATTTAGATTGGATTGTATCCCACATAGAAAAAAAGAAAAGAAAGGAGGAAGAGCGGAGGAAGAAGAGAGCAATGAAGAAAAATAAAATTAAAATAAACTTAACAAAAGAAAAGGAAGTAACTGGCCCCATCTATGATGATGATGAAAAACCAACATTTTACAAATGGTAAGTGAGAATGAGTTGCTTGACGAACTTTTTGTAGGAGCAGTATATGGCTGAAATGAAAAAGGGCGATCATTACGGCTACTGGACTGTATTGATTGCATATGATAACAAGCACCCCGCAAAGGCTTTCTGCCGCTGTATTTGCGGAAAAGAAAAATGGGTGAACCGCCACTCTTTGCGTCGTGGACTGTCAAAGTCATGCGGTTGCCAAATAAATCGGTATACCAAAGATTATGGTATTAAGCCGGGAGATAAAATCGGATATTGGACCGTATTGAGACGAGGCGACCGCTCGAACGAAAGCAAAACATATTTTCTTTGTCGGTGCATATGCGGCAAAGAAAGATGGGTGGCAGCCCATACCCTAATTAACGGCGCATCGATGTCGTGTGGGTGCAAGCGCACTGATGGCGATAGCCAGGCACTTGTAGATGGCAGGAAGATTTGCGTAGCTGTGCGAAAAAAGCACCTCGACACTAAGTATGCTGGATTCGGGAGGAGAGAGAACAAAAACAATACAGCTGGAGTCACTGGCGTCTCTTTTGCAAAAGGGGGCCAATATCGAGCGTATATCTACGTTAATAGGAAACAAATCCATTTAGGCGTTTTTGATACGCTGGAGGCAGCTGCAGCCGCCAGACGCGCCGCTGAAGTAAAATACTTCGGACCACGCCAAAAGCTGGCTGACGAAATCAAGGAGAAACTCAAAAAGGACAGATTGAAATGAGCTGCCTTTTATTTATAATATAAGAAAGCTGCTCCACTTCCATTGTGAATGGACGCCGCTTTGCTGTATCACATTAGTATTACAGTCAAAAAGATATGACCCCATTTTTGACCCCGCGAGTATCACTTTAATACGATTTAATGCGACTTATTCATATTATGATGTTGTCCAGAGATTATCCAAACCGCATAACTAAGCCATTTTTAGCAAAGGTGGTTGAGACTTAGGATCTGGCGCCTCACGGCGTGAGGGTTCAAGTCCCTCCACTCGCACCAAAAGGGACTGTCGCATGAAGCTTTGTGCTATCGCGTACAGTC